TGGGGTGGGCAAGGTAATGCAGATACATTTACTAACAAACTTACTATAAAAGATTCTGAAGGTAATGTACTTGCATCAAATACTAATATTAGAACTGATGTTACTGATATATATGGTGCTAATTTTACAGATAGATTAATCTATAATGGCACAGGATCATACACAGGTAACATAGATATATCTGCAATAGATGCTAATGCACCTGCAAATCTAGGTGGCCCTAACGTAGATAATGTATCTGTTACTATGACCTATGATAGTTCTGTATTAGACGATGAGATTATAGATGAGATCGGTGAAGTATTTGAAGATTTAGAAGACGTGTTTGAGTATATAGAGTTTGTTCAAATAGAAGAATTGTTTGAAGAATTTATACCATCTTTTGAAGAACCACCAATGGAAGAAGAATTATTTTTTGAGCCTATGGAAATTCAACAAGAGTTTACCATGGAAGAAGAGTCTGTGATTGAGGAAGAAATAATTGAAGAAGAGATAATAGAAGAAGAATATATAAAGGAAGAGTTTACAGAAGAAGAAGAGATAGTAGAAGAAAAACCTACACAAATGGCAGAGGAACCTAGTGAAAAAGAAGAAGAATCCAATAGCAAAACTACTGAGACTGCCAAAGTTAAGAATGAAAATAATACAAAGCAAAAAAATATACAATCGAAAGAAACAATCAAAAACAATCTCGTAAAAATTATGGACAAAGTGGACAAAGATATAAAAGATATCTCAAAGAATTTACAAATTAAAAATATTATTAAGTTAGATGCTATGGCAAGTGACCAAGTATCTCTTGATGTTTACGATATACCCTTCTATAAAAGTGAAAATATTTATTTAGACCAATTACAAATACAAGATCTTAGACAGTTATATGTAAATACAACGTTAAGTAGTTACACATCTACAGATCCTATAGCAATTGTAAATGAAAAACTAAATCAAATAAATATTAAAAAACAAAAAATACTAATAGAACTGGAGCAGTTAAAAAATGGATAAAATAAAAAATCAATTAGCAGGTGTAGCAGCATTACTTGGAGTTATCGCAGCAATAGGTGGTGGCTTTGTAAAGTATGGTGAGATTGTAACTAAACTAGATGCATTAGAAAGTGCAAGTGGTGGTAAGGATTGGTCAGCAGAAATAGCTGTACTAGAAGAAAAGGTTACAGCACTAGAGAATAAAGACACTTCTCATAACCATGACTTTGATCATACACATGATGACTCAGCTGTTAAAATACTTAATAAGGAAATAGAGTTATTAAAGATACAGATAGAAGAAATTAAAATTAATTCTTCTAATCCATTAGCTAACTAATGTATCTTAATGCTAATATCCCACCAATAGAATGTTATGTTCGTGGTAACTTTCTTAGGGATCAAAAAGATTCACACGATAAATACTTTGAATGTGTAGTATTTGGATTTACATCTATACCTAAACAAGTACCTTTGTTTCATTATATGATGACAGATGGTGGTATATGGTGGAGAGCACCTATATCAGCGTTTTGTAAAAAACCTGGTGTAAAAGAACTACCATTAAATGAATTAATGTTATGGGATTCTTTTAGTTATAACATAAGTGTTACTAGATTTTATCAACTACAAGGATGTAAAATGATATACACATCTAGAAGACGTAAGCAAAGAGAAGGTACATACTTATTTACAATTGATTGGTGTGCAGGTGACTATAATGAATTAGATTTTGGCTACTCAGAAAAACCAGATCAACATAAATGTGGACATGTAATAGAACTAGATGATGGTAATTATGCAATTCAACCCAACAATAGACTAAGGATCTTTGATCCTTCTATGGCAGCTGACCCTAGCAAACCTCTCATACATAGATTAGTTAATACTAGAATATGGTCTGTGGAAGATACATCTAAATGGATAACTGATGAGAATGAGGAAGGTAGTTACGACTACGAATACAAGGAGTTAAAAGATGACGAAGAAAAAAAGCACAGTAAATAAGGCAGGCAACTATACTAAACCTGGAATGAGAAAAAAAATATTCAACAGAATAAAATCACAGGCTTCTCATGGTACAGGTGCAGGCCAATGGTCAGCCAGAAAAGCACAGGCTCTAGCTAAAGCATACAAAAAAGCTGGAGGTGGGTATAAGTAATGGTAGCTTTTATAAAAAAACTTTTAGGTATTAGTAACTTAGAATATAAAATTAGACTACTTGAAAGAAAAAATTATTGGAGAGAAAAATATGGCACTCGCAAAAAGTCAGCGTAGTTTAAAAGCATGGGGTAAGCAAAAATGGAGAACAAAATCTGGCAAGAAATCTTCGGAGACTGGGGAAAGATATTTACCAGAGAAAGCAATAAAGTCAATGTCATCTGCGGAGTATGCGGCAACGACAAAAGCAAAACGCCAAGGAACAAAGAAGGGAAAACAGTTTGTGAAACAACCGAAAAACATTGCAAAGAAAACAAAACAATATAGGAGATTTAGCTAATGTATGGAATGAAAAAAACTAATATGAAAAAGAAACCTACTGGTATGAAGAAAAAATATAAAGGATTTTCTAAACTACCCGAAGGTGTACAGAAAAAAATTAATAAAAAGCTAGCTAAGAAAGTATAATGGCTAAGACACCTGCATGGCAACGAAAGGAAGGTAAGAGTGAATCTGGAGGCTTAAATGCTAAAGGGCGTGCATCTTACAATCGTGCAACAGGGGGGAATCTAAAAGCCCCAAGTAAAAAGGTGGGAAACAAAAGGCGTGCTAGCTTCTGTGCGAGGATGAAAGGCATGAAGAAGAAACTTACATCTGCTAAAACAGCTAGAGATCCTAACAGTAGAATTAATAAAGCACTGCGTGCTTGGAACTGTTAATATAAAATAAAAAAAAGGGGAGCCATAAAGACTCCCCAACAGGCAACAACAAGGCATCTAGAGTATTTACTCTGGGTGCCTTTTTTTTTGGTCTGATTGATACAAAGATCTATCACCCCATCTCTTCCTCCAAAGGTAGCTACTAAAATTAGAAGCATACCTTTCAAGAAATTCCATAATTACATTATGCCAAAATAGTTTTCTACAGTGTTTGTATAATTTGTTTAACATCAGATTCTAATTTCTTACCTAAAGAGTTAGCATGGTTAATTATAGCGGCACAAAGATTAGCTTGATAAGGAAAACCTTTTAAGGCTTCTCTAATCTTACCTACAGGTTTACCTCCATAGTCAATTACTATTGAGTTCTTTTCATTAAGACCAATCTTTAATTCAAACAATAATCCTGTATATGGATCTAGATTATTTTTTGTCGCCATCCTTTCCTCCATCTGACTCTGCAAGATTAAGCGTAGTCATTATGTGCATTAACGCATATACTTCAGCATATGGTCTTGTCATTAGATACTTCATTATATCCTGTAATTGTTTTGCATCAATTAAATATTGTTTTCCTTTTGGTTCTTTATCCATCTTTCCCTCCTATTAAAATGGTATATCATCATCTGTTGGATAATGTTTTTTTAGTGTTTCTAGTTTTTCTTCTGCACTAGAAATTAGTTCTAGTTGTTTATCAATCTCATGTATAAACTGTGGATGTTCACCTATACCTACAGACTTATCCATGTATACATTTATTGTAGCTTTAGCTACTTTTATATCTGCCTCATACTTAGCTGTTAAGGCTTCTATAAACATATCTCTCATTATTGTGCTCCTTTAAATTGGTAGTATTTATTTTCTACTAATTCTGTATCATCTAAATATGGATTAGATTTAGCTAGTGTAGATTCCCTAGCATCTCTTATAGTTTGATTTAAAGTTCTACCATCCTTTAAACAACCTTGAACGAACTCCTCTACTTCTAACAGAGCCTGTTTAACTGCTGCCATTACTAACCTCCTTTATTAATCTATTTAAGTACCAACTAGCTTTTTGTAAATCCTCTAGTGGTTCTCCCTTCCATTTATATCTTGAAACATATTTTAGTATGTTACCTTTTAGGTACCCATGAAACTCATCATTAGTCATACAATCAGTTATTACATCTATAGTTTCTTTCTTACCATGTAAGTAATGTGCAGGTGCATTAACATTATCATATGTAATCTCATTTTCATATGAGATATCATGACTATGATCTATTTTCTTTTCATATACTCTTTTACTTTTTACCATACTTTCTCCTAATTGTATTATACTCTATCATTTCTAAATCGTATTCTCCTTTAGATACATTACGTTTAACTACAAGTCCACTCCACCACATTTGCTGTGTAGCTTTAGCATAGTTTTC